TGTTTGTATTTTTGATAGGCATCATAGCCTATTCCATTCGCTCTGCTCATTGTACAATAAACGTCGTTTATTTCTGACACTTCACCTGTTTCTGGATTTATGTGTATATTAGTTGCATCTCCTTTTATTTTTTTTGTTACATACCTCGCTGTATAACTCGCAGTGTCGAAGTTTAATTCGCCAACTGTTGTGTGACCCCTCCCCCACCGAGAGGTGAGGTAAGAGCTCTCGTATAATGGATACTTATCAGATCCATATTTTTTTACTGAATTGTGGGGAGAGGGGATTCTGAAATCATGACCAAATATTAGGGCATGATAGTGTGGTCTATAGGTCTTTTCACCATATTCGCCACAGTGAAAGAACCTGATTGGTTTCTTTAAATCTTTCCTTAACTTTTTCATAAAAAGTTGAAAATCTTTAACATCAACCGACCAAGGATTTTGTCGTTTGTGTAATTCTTCGTTGTTAAATGTTAAAGTTATAAAGCAATTATCTTGATGTGATAGTGCTTCTAGTTGGCATCTTAATGCCCAACTACGAGCATAATTAAATCTACATCCTATACATTTACTACAAGGTAAATTAAATGGTTTATTGATTAAGTGGTTAGGAGGAGGGTTAAATACCATTTTACCCTCATAGCGCCATGCCACTAGAGGATTATAGCAGGGCATTTATATTCTATAGCCTCCACGCATTGGTTTAATATGATTTTTTTTGTGTACTTTGCTTGCTGTTTTTCTGAAGACTTTTCTTGAGTGTCTTCTTCTCATTCTTTTTCTATAAGCCATAAAGCATCTCCTAGTTTAGTGTCAGTTAGCACGTATTACATCAAGTAGTAATACGTGAGCTATTCCTGAGCTTTCGAGATATTTGTGGTCTCTTCAGCCTCAGGAATAGCATTATCAGCAGGCATAGCTACTGATGGTGTAGGGTTTGCTAAACCCATGTTTCTTAATTCGTCTATGTTGTTTGGATCACTAGCGAATTTAAAAAATTGTCCAGCATCGTTCTGGAATTTTTCTCTTATTTCTGATGGAATATTCAGAAATTCTTGTTGAGCTTCTTTTATTTGATGCAATGCATCGCTCAAATCTGTTATACCGCTGAAGTCGGCATATATAGCATTACCTCTATGTATATGCTCTATTACTCCGTTTCTATCATGAGATCGGAGTATATTGTTTATTTCGCTTTCTTCTGCGAAATGTTGTTGAGTCATTGACTCTCCTGTTGTTTCAAACCAGCACCTAGTTGGTGGATTTGTATAAGGTGTTCTAAAAGAAACTGTACTAGTTTTTTTTGTCATATTATTAACCTCCTATAGGTATTCTTTCTTTAGTTTTTGGATTGAACCAAAAAGCATTACCCTTAGATGGGATTTTTAGGATAAAACCTGCTTCTTTAAGACTTTTTTCATCTAATGAACCCTCATATGATCCTTGAGTTCTTGGTGATGTATTAGCAGATGGTTTGCGTTTAGCATTAAATTGGATTGATTGAAGTATTCTATCTAGAATCATACTTCCACCAATATTATAAGGTGTATGTTTAGCAGCTATGCTGCTTAAACCTTTATCTGTTAAATAATCTCGATCTTGTTTAGCCATATCAGCTTCATAGCCTAATTTTCTTGCAGTAGCCTCTTGTTGTTCAACTTGAGCTTTTTGTAATCTCAATTGACCAGCTTGTGTATTTAAATTTGACATAACTTTTCCAAATTCTGGTGTAGATGCCATAGCTCCTGTAGGTGTTGATGCTCCTCCCAATTTTCCTGCTAAAATTGGATTTAATCCTGCCTTTTTCATATCAGCCATAGAACGCTGATATGCTGTATTTGACATGGAGCGTTGAAACTCCATTTGATCTTTAGCACGAGACTTTCTTTGTTGAGCCTCGTAAGTAAGTGGTAATATATGACTAAGTAACATTAGAAGTGACTTAATAGGGCAGGAACTGAATAAGTAGGCATCGGTCTTGCTGTTTTAAATCTAAAATACATATCGAGTAATAAATCAGGCTCAGTGTTTACCGCCGTTACACGATCTACAGGTGGATTTTCTTCTATAAATGAAGAATTAAGTGCAGGGGCTGAGTTGAAGTCTTGAGCTAAATGCCAACTATCTAATGTGCCAGTTGCATTTGATCTGAACTTGCCAGTTATCTGTGATGGTTTATATCTGTATTCGGCATATCTTTCTTGATAACCGAAAACAGTATCATCAGCAGTTGTGCCTTGAGTATATATTTCTTTGTTAAGTATTGATTGCTCGCCTAAATGGGCTAGGGCAGGCCAATAATAATCGTATCTTGTTCTTTTACTAAAGAATCTATTCATACCTTGTTGATAAGTTAGGTCTGCAAATACGCAGACTAAACCGATTACTGCACAGTGTTCTGTAAAGGATTTTGAAAACGAATGATTATCAAATCCTGTTGTACCAAATCCTGACATATTTCCTTGAGGTGTTGTAGTATCAGTGGAAGAAGTTTGAGCAATTGGTTGTATATTAATATAACTTTTGCCACCTCCAAGGTACTCTGGTCTATCCAAACGCATGTCAGGGGAAGTTACATTGAAGTGACCTTGTATTATTTCTTTGTATCTTGTTCCGCCTCTAGCATCACGCTCTAATAAGCCTTGTACTTGAAAGGCTTCTCTTAATTGATTAATAGTTGCTGATGTTGCAGAGTTTAAATCTGCATACATTCCTTGACCAGTTTCTCCAGCAGTTGAATTAACATATAATGTTGAAGAACTAGCACCCATACTTTTTAAAGTATTAGTATTGTCTAATATTCCTAATTGATTAGCTGTACCCGCAGCTCCACCGACTAGATTGGCTTTAATAGGTGCTGTTGTTCCTAAGGGCATAGTTACTGCTGTGCCTTTTTGTGGCCATGGTAATGCACTTGTAAAATAATCGTGTCTTTTACCTCTTTTTTGTAAAACATAGTTACTTTGTGTATCTGGCCCATCGCCAAGATCCACTGTTATACTATTTTGTAAATTTTCGTCTCTAAACCATTCATTCCATATTAAATTATAACTTCGCCCTGCGAAGTTATTGAATGAAATGTTAGCAACTCCTGTAGGTAATCCAAAATAATCAAACAGTGTGCTTTCAGCAACAGTGTCATTTTGTATTTGTGGTGTTTGATAATCTGTAGAATCTCCAGGATTTATTTGTTCTCCACAAAATTTTTCCCAGTTATCCCATATTATTCTAAATGGAACTGCAAAGAAAAATGTTTGTATATATAAATTATCCATAAATGGATTAATAGGTGTTGCTAATCGACCAAAGCCGTTAGCAGTTAATTGAAAGGTATCTCCGGGAAGTGCTTCGTCATAAAATATAGGATATAAATATCCTGCATCTATTGTTGTTTTTAATCCATGATCTCTATTAAATACGGATCTTTGTATATCAGCTCGGGGGCTTCTGCTGAAATCTTTAGATAATGTAGTTGGCTGCGCACCTGATGCTCCGAAGATACTCATATTATTGTTCCTTTGTGGTTGCGATATCTTTTAAATCGACAACGTGATCAATTGTATCTTGAAATATTGCACCTGTTTCTTCAGTAAATTCTGCAACTTGCAATAAAGCAAAGTTGTCTGGAAATTTACTATAAGGACTTTGAGGATTACTTTGCATGAGATCTTGTATACGTCTCATTGCTGAACCTTTATTGATGTCTAAAAATGGTGCTTCATACATTTTTGTTACGTCATCGTATATTGAAAAAAGTAGTTTTTTATCTGCCATGTTCTATGCTCCATGTTTTTTTCTTGTTTAAATTAAGACAAAATAAGGCAGTGCCTTATATGTCATTGTTTTTATTAACTGAATCGTTTGTTAACATAATATATAATACACGATTAAGTCAATTTTAGACGTTAAATATCTAATTGATATTTGTCAAGCGTCTATTTCTCTTAGTGTTTCTTTAAGCTTTAAAAGCTTAACATTCTCTATATCTTTGAGTCTTTTATAATTAGGATCTTTAGGATTTTGGTCTACAAAATCTAAGTTTTCTTTTCTTTTATTTTTTATTTTTTCGAATTTATCAGGAAATTCGTTTTCGTATAATTGGTCGAAGTATCTAGGTGGTTTCATTTTAATACCATTACCATTAACGATAAAATCGTTAGGATACCAATTATGTTTGTATTTTTGATAGGCATCATAGCCTATTC